TAGAAGTCCTCCAGATCCTGCTTCGGGTCGATCCACTGATTGATGGCGTAGAGCAATGTCTGGATGGTCGGCGACTGATTGTATTGACTGATAACGGTGCCTTGCCAATTGATCACGGCGCCGAAACCAGTGCGATGGAGATGTTGGCCGCCGACAGGACTGGCGCGTGGGCAACGCCGACCGCCACGTCGTCCAGGGTCGGTATCATGGAGAACATCGCCTCAGAGGTAATCGCCGGGGTCGGCGCCATGTTGAGGTTGTAGGTGCCGACGCCGCCGGTGCCGGTGCCAAGCGAGACGATGCGGGTGCCGTCCATAACGACGTGAGCAGAGTCCACCGGGGCAGTAGCAGCCACGGTTTGCCCGATGGCGATGGCGCCGGTGGTCATGGCGGAGACGGTCATCACGGTGCCGCTGATCGCGGCGGTGAACTGCGCCGCCGGTGCCACGCTCGATCCCAGCTTGATCGACACGAGCTGCACCCACGGGCCAAGCCCGGCGACCGCCGCATAGTAGCGCGAGGCGAACACCGTCGAGCCGATCCTGGCGCGCGAGCCGCCGTCGGCACCGCTCCACGCGTTCAGCACTACGTTCTGCACCTGGATCAGCGCGTCCTGCGGGACCTGCACGCTGTTGATCAGCGTCACCAGCATGACGAAGGTCTGCGGCGCCGCGTTCTGATAGGTGATCGGGTAGCTGGGTGCGGGCGGCGAGTAGCCGCCGTTGGTGTCATACACCGTGATCGTGGTGTTGCCCGCCATGTTGCAGCCCGGCGCCTTGCGGGTGAAGATCGCATTGGCGATGTCGGCGCCGATACCACCCGAGACGCACACATAGAGCGAGTGCGGCTGCAGCGTGACACCGTCCACGGTGACCGCCGAGCTGGTGAAGTTTTCCGTGACATAGGCGTCGAGCACGTCGTTGACGTTCAGCACGGCGCCCAGCACCGAGGCCAGCATGCCCGCCGAATTGCCGGCCACCGAATTGAAGCGCCGGCGTTCGAACTGCGCGCGCGTCTCGACGTCCTGGCCGACCACGCCATCGGCGTTGTTGATGATGGCGTCCCAGCCGGGAATGACGTTGTAGACCCTGTTCAACGAGCCGGTCGGACACGAGATCGGCCCCATCACGTTACATTCGAATGGCACCGTCGCGGTGCCGTCGGCGCCGATCACGCCCTGCGCGGTCGAGGTATAGAAATTGCCGTCCTTCGCCAGCGCCATCACGCCGACCGGGATGACCACGCCTTGCAGGCCGATGCAGGTCGCCTGCACCGTGGTCGGCAATGCCGGATAGCGGGTCAGGAAATAGATGCGACCGATGCCGTCCTGCATGCGGCCTTGCGAATAGGCCGGGTCGACGTTCTGCGTCAGCAGCAGGAACTGATCGTTCTTGTCCGAGATGATCGCCGCCTCGGTGGTGGCGAGCTGACCCTGCGGGGTCTCCAGTGCAGGGTTCAAGGCGCCGCCGAAGCAGGCGTTCAGATCGGCCCGCACACCCTTGAGGATGTCCTGTTCGGTCGGCAGGAGAAATCCGGTGTCAGTCCATCGTGGGCGCGGAACACTTGTTGTGCCACTCACATGGACCTCCCTTACGCCATGTGGGCGTTGCTATGTGGGGGCAAAGTAACCGAGGAAATACCGCGTGTTGAGTTCGGTCCAGTTGGGGTCCTCGGTGCCCTGACTATCCCAGAACGCCAGATCGCCGGTGAACCCGAGATAGGCGTCGCGCACGATCTTGCAGCGATCCAGTGCCAGCACGCCACCGATGATCAGATTGCCGTCGCGCCCGAGATCGATGTAGAGGCCGGTGGTGCGCTGATAGACGTTGATGTTGCAGTTTATGCCGTTCAGGCTGATCGTCAGGGTCTGCGCCGGCACCGCCAGCAACGGCACGACATATCGCGTCGTCGCGGGCACCAGCAGCGAGGCCTGAGCCAGATCCTCCGCACCCGACGTCATCGGCGCGGTAGCGACGCCGAGCGGCAGGCGCCGGTTGAGCGCGTAGGTGCCCTGGGTCCCCTGGGCGGTGCCGAGTGCGGTGATGCGGACATCGGACGGCACGTGATCGCCGTTGATGGTATGGCCGACCGCCAGCGAGCCGGCCTGCACATCGCCGACCAGCAGCGTGTTGCCGTCGATGGAACCGGTGAAGCGCGACAGGATGATCATCAGAAGAAAAACGATGTCGGCGGCACCGTTGTGCCGTCCTGTGGTGGCACCGGCAGTGGTGGAGCGGTCTGAGTTGGTGCGTGCGGATGCGAAGCGTCTGGCATGTTGGCCGGCGGCGGCGGCGTGGTGGCATCCGTGCGCGTCGGCATGTTGGGCCTGATCGGCTGGAACGGTCCAAAATTGGGATCGGATTCGATGGGAAGGTGCAGATCCTCCGGCTTAACCTCCTTCGGCTGCACCGAACCAACATTGGTGGACGCCGCGCCGGTCGGCGACTTGCCTGACGTGTTGTCGGTGAATGTCGCGCCGGCGCTGATGCGAACCTCCTGCACCCAGACATCCACCACCAGCAGGTTCAGCCCGCGACGGCTCTCGCGGCTATACTCCATGTGCGTCAGGTTGGCCTGCGGATAGATCGCCTCTGGCGTCACCACGACATACATATCCAGCGACGCCACCGCGCGCTCAAGCTGGGCGAGGAACTCGGTGCGTTGCATCGTGCCGCTGCCGATCGCGAACGAGATGCGGATGTCGAAGGGGACCTGCACCTTGTTGTAGGACGCGAAGGCGCCGCGCTCGATCGGGAAATCCGCGATCTTCATTTCGTGGCGGTAGTCCACCTTGATCACGCTGTCCCAGTTCGCGACCTCCTGCATGTTCTTATCGAAGATGCCCCATATCGGCTTGCTGAACAGCGCGCCCGGTTGGTCCTCGGTCATGGGCGCCACCAGCGCGGCGCTGAGTGCCATGCCGTAGGGGCTGACGTCGCCCGCTAGCGGCCCGCTGATGCCGGGGGCGTTGACGTTGATGCCCTGGGCCATGCCGCCGGCCCCTGGTGTGATACCGGAGAACGGCAGGCCGAGGCCGGCGGATGCGTTGATGTCGCCGGCGCCTTGGGCGATGCCGATGACGTTGCCGAAGCCGCCCTGTAGCGGCGGCACACCGGGGAATTGCAGCACGCCAGGAGCGCCTGCGGTGTTGAACGATCCGTCGGGATTGAAGCCATAGACCGGGACCAGCGGCATTTCACACCAGCCCCGTATCGACCTGCGACACGTAGTCGTAGCGCTTCAGCTCGCCCTTGATGCTCTTGGCGATACCGGCGGCATCGGTCGCGGCGGTATGCACGTGCAGATCGCCGATATGGGTCTGTGACGACTGCGAGCGATCGACGTTGGAGGTGTTGCTCGCCATCTGGAACTCCTGCGCCGTGGTCGAGGCGCCGACCGGCGGGAGCGTCTGGCTGCCGCCGGCCCAGGAACCGCCACCAGCGCTCGCCTGAGCGGCCACCGGGACTGGGGGTGTCAGGGTAGAGACCGCCGCCGGGGATGGCGCCAGCGGTGCCCTGGGCGGCAGCGTCTGGGGTGTTGGCGGGGTCGCCGCCGACGCGACCTGGGGCGCCGGCGAGGTGCCGTAGCGTTTGTGGATGGATTCCAGCGTCGACTGATAGTTCGACGCGGTCGCGTAGCCGCTGTGTCCCTGCGCTTCCAGCCCTTCGGCGACGGTTTTCGCCGCGAGCACGGGGGCATAATGCTTCGGGTGTCGCTTGAGGAACTCGACATAGCCGGTGGCGGCTTCCTCTTTGCTGCCGAACGTCGCGAAGCTGGCATTGATGGTATACCGCCCGCCCTTCCCCTCTTCTTGCGTCGAGACCGGCGCGCCGGCACCGCCGACACCACCGCCCGACTTGATGCCATAGACGTTGTAGCCGCCCGGCGTGTGGGCGCCGCCGCCCGATTCCAGCGTTGCCTGCGTCGCGCCGACCTCGGCGACGACCTCGGGATGTGGCAACCCAGCCTTGACCGCCGCGTCGTAGATCAGCTTCCGCTGCTCGTCGTAAAACGCGCTCTTGCCGCCGCCGACCCCCAGGGGTGCGACGGGGCCATCGGCAGCAGCGGGCGCCCCGGCGCCCTCGCCGCCACCACCGCCGCCGCCACCCTCACCCTGACCGCCACCACCGCCGCCACCGGGACCTCCCGGCCAGCCGGGAGCGTCAGCGGCAGGCGTGCCGATCGGTGGTAAAGCGCGTGGGGCGCCTTCGCCGATACCGGTGCCACGGCCCCACACCGCCGTCGAAGCGGGCATTGCGGCGGCCCCACCGGCGGGAGTTGGCTGCGCCGCTGCGGCGGAACCACCAGCAGGAGCGGCCCTCGGTCCGCCGATGAACTCAGGCACCCAGTTCGGCATCCAGCTCGGGCGTCGACTGCTGGTGTCATCATCGCCGTGTCGAGCGGCGAATTGCTGGGTCAGTGCGGCGCTCGCGAACCCGCCACCGGCGGGCGCCACAGGCCCCTCGACGGGCGTGCCGATCGGCGTCAGTGATGCCGAGCCGCCGGGCCTCGGTGCCTCTGTAGCAGCCGCTGCGGGCGTTGGTGTAGGCGCGGGTGTCGCGGAAGACGTTGGGGCGGGCGCCGTGGGCGCAGCGGCGGGCGGCGTTGGTGCCGGCGCTGTGGGCGTCGTGAAGGCCGGCGCAGCGGGTGTCGTGGGCGTTGGTGCGGGCGCTGTGGGCGTCGCGGCGGGCGGTGGTGGTGCCGGCGCTAGTGGTGCCGGCGCTGGCCCGCCACGGTTGCTCGGCGCCCACCAGTCGGACGCCGGGGCCGCTGGTGCTACCGGGTGCCCTGCTGGCTGGGCGGGTGTTGCCGAGTGCGCAGCCTCTGCCGCCTTCGCCGCCTCCTCGTCAGCCTTCTTCCCCGCCGCCGCCTGCGCCGCCGCGACGCGCTTTTCCATCTCCTCGCGGCTGATGACTTCGCCGGTCTGGCGATGGCGATAGCTCGCGGCATTGCCGCCGCCCGCCTCAAATTCGCCGGTGACGTCCTTCACGTCGTAGCCCAGCGCGTCGGCGGCTTGGTTCGCGTGCCGCTCGGCGAGGATGTCGCTGCCTACGGCGATCCCCGCGATCACGCCCACGGTGCCGGCGCCAGCGGCGACGCTGGCGGCGGTGCCGGCGACAGCGCCGGCGGCGCCCACAGCGCCAGCGGCAGTGCGGGCCGCGACGAGAGCGAGCAGCGCGTCCTTCAGCGATATGATCGTTTTGATAGCCGCGAAGATCTTGCTGCCGAGCCAGAACGTCGCGAACGCTTCCATCACCATGTGCCAGCCGCCGATCGCCTGGACGGCCTCGTTGGCGACGTGGGCGATTTCACCGATCGTCGTGGCAAACTGACCGGCGCCGCCGTTGATCAGCAGATCGAAGTCACGCGCCAGGGCGAGGATCGCCTCGCCCAGTCGCTTGCCCCACTCGGTGGCCTTCTCGGTCAGCCAGTCGCGGTTCTTGTCGATCCAGCGCTCGATCCGCTCCACGATCTGGGTGATGCCGGGACCTAGTTCGCGCCAGAACGCCCTGGCCAGCCCCATGGCCGAGTTCTCGACCTTGTCGAGCGCCGCGCTTAGCGCCAGCGCGTCCTTGGCATCTTGCGGCGTCGTGATGTTGCCCGAGCGCTGCTGATACTCCCGTTCTTTGCGGATCTCCGCGCCACCGGAAATGACCGCCGGCGCCAAGCCGGGGACGCCCATCTGCTCGACACCATATTGCCGCTGAGCGCCGGTCATCCCCTTGCGGTCAGCAGCGTCGGCCAGTACCAGGGCGATGTCGTCTGGCGACATCATTTCGCCGTCGGGGCCGATGATGTTGGCGCCGAATATCTCGCGCGCCTGCGACGGCATGTTGGATTTGCCGGTGTAGTGCCACGCCTGACGCTCGCGCGCCAACGTCGCCAGCGCGCTGGCGGTGCCCTGCGCCGTGCCGCCCAGGCGGCCCGCCATGTTCTCCCAGGTGGTCAGCGCATCGACGTCCATGCCGATGCTGCGTGCTAAATTGGAGGCCTGCTCGTTGGTCCGCAGGATGCCGCTGAACAGCCGCTCGATCGCCGAGACCGACATCGAGATCCCGAACAGCGCCAGCAGCTCGGTGGCGACGCGCTTGACGCTGTCGGCGGTCTTTCCGTAGGCCTCCTCCGCCCGGCGCGCCGCTTCACGCTGCACCTCGGCGGTCTGCTTCGCCGCCTCCTGCTGCTCGTGCGCGGCCTTCTTCGCCGCCGCTTCCTGCGCCGCCGCTGTCTTCTCGGCAGAATCGATCGCCTGCTCTGCCGAACGCTGCTGGGTATGCGCGGTGTTGGTCGCGGTCTTCTCGGTCTCCTGCTCGATCCTCTGCAGGGTGGCGAGAACCTGTTGCAGGAAGCTGTTGGTGGTGGCCTTGGCCTGCTCGATCCCGTCACCGAACTCGGTGGGATCGAGCTTCAGCGTCATCGTCAGTTCATCGATGATCGTCGGCATGCGGCCCTCGCTATCAGACCGCGTCGGTCGCTGTCAGATCGGGTTCACCGACGCCATGATCGTGGAGAACCACGGACCGTTCGGCATCTCGCTTTCAAGCGTGTAGGTGTATGAATAGGTCAGGTAATACCAGATGTCGCCCGGCTTGTCGGGGGTGTCGCCGCCGTTGAACAACTGGCTCTGCACGCCGATCTTCTTGCCGCCCAGCAGCACTTTGCGGAACAGGCACGTGAAGATGATGCCCTTCTCGTTGAAGGTCGGGTAATCCTTCAGGCCGTTCTGCGGAGTGAACAGCGGCACGTCCTGCCCGGCGGCGCGCTCCTTGTTGCGCTCCCAGATGGCAAGCACGTTGTTCTCCAGCGTGAAGTTGATACCGGAATGCTCGGCGATGCGCCTGATCTGCTGCAAGACCGTGCCGGGATAATAGATATCGCGCAGCTTGGCCTGCACGCCGCCGGCGTCTTCGAAATGGGCACCCATCCGCTGGGCGAGCTGCTGCATGGTGCTCGACACGTCGACCGTGCCCTGGATGCTGACCGGCGGCGCCGGCTTGATGGCGGCGAGACCACCCTCATAACCGGTGACCTGCAGCGCCACGTCGGGCTGCGACGTGCCGTCGAAATAGGCGTCGTAGATGTTGCCGTAGAACACCTGGGTCATGCCGGCGAGATCGTCGCCCGCCTCGACAATGACGCGGTTGTCGCGGGTGCCGTCGTATTTCCGACCGAAGGTGAGCACCTTCTGCATGTCGCTCAGCTTCATGCCCCAGATGCGAAGGTTCAGCGCCGTCTGCTGGCCGAGCGCGCCCTTGGTGATGGTTGCCTGGGCGCGATAGCCGCGCAGGGTGATGGTGTTATGGCCACTCTCGCCGAACTGTCCGGTGCCCATCGAGAAGGTGATGTCGAGCTTTCGCCTGATATAGGGGACCGCCGATGCGAACGCCCCCTCTGTGTCGGCGGCGGTGAATTGCGCGGAGGCGTCGGACATCGGCTACACCGTCGGTGGCGCGGTGCTGCCGAGGCCGCCCTGCACACCACCATGGACATGCGTGTTGTCGATGTGCTTGCCGTTGCTGGTGATGGTGCCGCCGGTCTGCTCGATCGGACCGACGATCTTGATCGCCGCCGCGTTGATGGTCAGCGTGCCGGTCGCGGTGATCGCCATGTCCTTCTTGGTCAGCAGCGCCATGCCGTCATCGGTGAATTGCACATACTGCTCCGGCGCCTGCTTGGCGATCACCGTGCCGATATAGAGCGCGTCGGCCAGATCGTGGCGGCGCAGCGATCCCGGCGTCGAGGCGTCGCCCTTGTTGGCCTTGACCGCGCTGATGTCGCGCGAGGCGCAGACGATGACCCCGATATCACCCACCTTGGGGTCCATGATGATGCCGTTGGCGCCGGTCTGCGCACGGTGATACGGGATGTTGAAGATCGTGCCGTGCGGATGGGCGTTGCCGTCGCCGTCGATCTGATGCACCAGCAATTGCACGTCGATCGTGCCGGGTGGTGCCACCTCGCCGTTGCTGCGCGCACTGACCACGGTGACCACCGCCGATGTCGCGACCTCGGACAGCACGCTGTCGACC